CAAGGACATAAAAAATCATATAGTAATAAATCATATTCTCTACATGAAAAATATTCAATACCAGAGGATTTAATTTATACTTTATTTTTAGATTAGTTTTTTTCAATATATTTTAATAATTCCTCTTGTGTTTCTTGTAGTGAATTAACCAATCTGAATAATTCATCATTTATTTCTTTCTGCTTTAAGTATTTGCGTTTCATTCTCTCACATTTCTTACAACAACATTTCCACCACGAGAGGTCATACATTCTTTTATACCATATATATATAAAAAAAAATATATATTATAATAATAAATGGAAGCGAAGAAAAAGAAATCGGTACCAAAGGTGTTGAAGGTAAATGATATATTAGAGAGTAACAAATACAAACCAATTCACGAGAACCTCCCTCAACCACAATTCCTCACTTTGATAATAGGATCTGTACGCTCTGGTAAGACTAACTATTTAATTAACGCATTAAGAAACGGAAGCGACTTCTATGGTGAGGACTACTGGGATTATTATAAAATTATTTCAAACACACTGAACAATGATACCAAGGGAAAATATTTTAAAGATGCGTTTGATGATTGTGAAGACCATTATACAGATAAGATGATACAAGACCTTATAGCGTCTCAAAAAAAATATGAGAGAGAAGATATGCCGACCATGTTAATTTTACTTGATGATATCCTCTCTCGTGATTTCAAAAAAACAAATGACATCACCTATCTCTGCTCAAAGTTCCGTCATTATGAAATGTCAATTTTTTTGACTACTCAATCGTTCCGTTCCGTGGGAACCATCATAAGAAATAATGCAACGAACATATTGATTTTCCGTCAAAATAACGCCAAGGAACTTGATAAGATAAAAGAAGAATATTCTGAATTATGTGGTAGTGAGGAGAAGTTTATGGAATATTATAATTTAGCACATGATCAACCACATTCATTTTTATATATAGATAGACAACAGAACCCAGCAAGATTTTATAGAAGACATGAAACCTTATTGGGTATTGGAGATAAAAAAGTTATTAATGAAGTCCCAAGAGAGAAACCATCACCATTTAAAACTGAAAAAGATTTTACACCAGCAGATGTCAAGAAGAAGGATGACGGAGAAAAACCAACCGAGATCGATGGTTTCCGTGATGACTAATTTAATTTTTTTTATAATATTTTTTTTAAATATACCATAAATATAAAATGGATACATATGGATTGGATAATGCAATACAAGAGCAGAACCAGAATAGACAATATGTAGCAGAGCAGAATGCTCTTATAAATGCTAACAATTTAAAACGGAAAGAGGATAAGGATGCGAAGATACAACAAGATAGTATCATGGGTGATTTTAATTATGCAAAAGATAGTATTAATGATTTGTATGCTGGTACTGGTATTCAACAAGCAATTTCATCTCGTAATAGTAGATTGAAAGGTGAAGCATTAAAAGCAAAACAAAAGAGAGCAAAGACACTTGCTGGTAAAAGTGTTGAAGAATATGGTGATGAACAAGTTAAAACAGCATATGCAAAAAATCAACCAAGGGTTGTTTTAAATCCAGAAGCACAGAAACAGATGGAAGCACAGAGACAACAGATGAGGGCATTGAATCCTCAACCAGTCCAAGTGGAAGGGACACCAGATGCCAGACAATCTTTTTCTGTCGCACCACCAAAAGATAAACCAGTACAGATTGAAGCACCAAATGAACCAGAACCCCAACCAGAAGCATTACCAAGTGAGGACACAACACCAGCACCAGCACAGATTGAAGCACCAGTAAAGACAACAATTACACAAGAACCAGAAGCACCAAAATTACCAGCACCCAAAGTAACACCTACATCAGCACCAGAAGAACCAGAAGGAAAAGGATTTATCAGTGGTGCTATTAAGAGTGCTACTGGTATGTCTGATGAAAGTGCTGAACTTGCTGGACGCGTAGGAGGGGCATTGACTGGTGCTACATTAGGTGGTATGAGTTTATATGATGATATTGCGAATAAAACAAAAACTGGATCTTTTTTTGATAAAAAAGCAAGTGGTGCGGATGATTTTTCAAATGTAACAAATATCATTGCTGGTGCCAGTGATGCCGTAGGACTGGTTCCCGGACTTGAATGGGTTGCTGGTGTAGGTAATGCGATTGGTGGAATAGGTGGTATTGTGAAAATGTTTGGTGATCATGATAAAAATGTAAAAACTGCAAATACCGATTCAACCAGTTTTAAACCGACTGCCAATATAACTCAATCTGTATCATCATCACTTGGTACAATGGATCAAGTTGCTCAAAGTAATATTAGGGAACAATCAACCAATTCGTCAGTATATTAATCATTTTCCTTATATACCCCTTATAAGTAAAAATCACCGTCATAAAAATAAAAAAAATTCAATTCGTTATAGACTGAATTACTATATAAAAAAAATATGTTAAAAGATAGATTTATTTTTTAATGTTTTTATTCATTTCTCATTTCAAAAAGTTTTTCTGTCATTTGTATCATTTCTTCATTTATCTCATATGTATAAACCTTTTCGGTTTTTTTAGTTTTCTTATTTATCTTGGTTGTGCTGTGTGTTATGATAATATCCTTACTGAACATATCCTTATACGATTTAATCAATATGGATTTACAACCCTTAACACTTTCAAATGGATTACCTTTTCCTCTGTATCTACCGAATATATGTTTGTATTCAATAAATAATTTTTCTTGGTCGTGTGCTGTTAATATGGATTTTATTTTGAAATCCATTAAATCTTTCATACCCATACCATCTAATAATTTATTTATAAATATTGTCTTGTTAATACCAGATGTATATTTTTTAATATCAAAATCATTTTTGTTATTTAGTGTTGTGATATATTCATGATCTTTAACAAAGAACCTTACACGATTGAAATATTTTTCCAATTCTTTTTCACATGTGATTATTTCACAAAAATCCTCACATTTATCAAGGGGTACATTTAATAATCTAATTATTTTTTCCCACTGGGGAGGCATGTGTTTCTTCAATATTTCATATTCATCAAATGGTTCTTTTTCAATTGGTTCATACCAATCATCATCTTCTGAATCACTTAAAATAGGTTTTTCTTTTTGTTGTTCATCATATTCTAATTTCTTCCATTTATTTAATCCAATACATTTATTGGTTGCTTCCATAAATGCTTGTATTTTTTCATCTTTATAAACCTTTGCAATAGCATTATTACCACCACCACTTGATTTTTTATGTGAGTATTTTACATCATAACCTTTATGTTTTAATATTTTTAAAAAGTGTGCGAACTTATTAGTCTCATAGCAGTCTTTGGTATATTGAAAATTAATATATAATTCATTGTAATCATTTTCTATTTTATCATTACCACTCATATTTGCCATCCCTTGGTTTTTAAATAATTTCATACCATTCTCCAAGCAGTCTTTACATTCTTCAACATCTTCCCATTTGTAAGGTTTCCAGTTTTTCATGGAGAATAAAAAGGATAATTTTTTAATATTTCTACATCTTGCGATTTGTTGTACCATAGCAGTTGGTGAGATAGTGTGACCTTTCATGAATGCAAATACTTCTCTCTCCATTACACTATCCAATCCATAAACAATTTTTGGAGAGAATATTACAATTGGGTAATCATCTAAATTAATTCTTTCTGTTGTATCACTGGTAATACATACCATATCTTTTTTATCAAAACCTAACTGGATCAAGTCGCTATGTATTTTTAATGCTGATAATTTACTATCACAACAAACCATAAACTTTTTCAATGGTTTCATGTTGCCAATTAATTCATCATATGAATATAATTCTTGTGCTACAATTACATCACCATCTTTGGTTAAATTATGTTGATATTTATTTTCAATGAATGTATAATCAATATTATTCTGTTTTAAAAATAATAATGAATTATCACTTATATCAGCATCAGTACCAATTATTCTATCACACTCCTTCATCATTTTAATTAAAAATTGTTTTACAAGAACCCTCTTGTTATCAAGGTTGGGACAATCAATAAAATATTCAACTAAACTATTGAACTCATCTAAATATAATACATAATCAGAAAAATCTTCCCAATTAGTCATTTTAATAATACTATCAATTGTGACAACTATATTCTCACCTTCATACATCCACCATCCATGTTCAGAACAATATTGATTGCATTTTTCCATTTCTACTTCTTGTGATGGATTGGTGATGTCATCGTGCCAATGACAATCAATACCAGCATCTTTGAATACCGCAACTTGTTCCTCACCTAATGTGACACGAGAAACAATTGAAATAAACCTTTTTTCTGTTTTTTGAATATAATTTTTTGTTGCTGTTGTTTTACCAGTACCAGTGGCACTTTTACAAATTATATGACCTTCATGTTCTGTAAGGAACTCACCATCATTATTTTTATCCAAATACCTTCTATCTTCTAAAACAATATCTGGTTTTTCATTATGACAATTAGTAGGTTTATATTTGTAATATGCGAGATATAGAGATGCAAGTTCTTTTCTTATTTTTTCATCCTCTTCATCACCTACAATAAATGTTGAATTACATAAAAGGTTTTCAATACACAAAAAAGTTTTATATTTGAATACTTGATAATCCCATTTTTTATCATTTGCTTCTTTATCATATGTATCACCACCACGAGATTTAGAATATTCTTCCCATATGTCTCTCTTGTCAAGTGTCATCATAGCAGTTGAAAAAATAATCCAATCAATAGAATTGGTAAAATATTTATCTGGTAACCCATCCAATATTTTTCTTAAATCATCATCACTGAAATCATAATTGTACGCTGTCAAATCTATTTGGTCTTGTTCATACGCTTTGATTGCAACATCTTCTTCACCATTTGTTTTTCTCTTTATTGGTTTAGATATTTGGCGTTTATTTCTCCACATGTTTTCTTTGAGGAACATTGCTAATTCAATTGGAATATTTTGAATTGGTTTATTATTGATAACCTTATAAAAACCTTTTTTTTCTTCAACTGGTTTTCCTTTTAATCTTCCATCATATTTTGCTTTATTGATTTGTGATCCCATTGAAACTACATATCCACCATCACTTCTGATATCAATACCTAATAAAGCATTGGAAGTTGTTTTGATAGAAGGATCATAATTAAAATATAAATGTAATCCACCTCTTGCAGTTTCAACCACTAAATGGTCTTTAAATATTTCTTTACATTTTTCAATGTCTCCGAATTGTTTAATGAAAATATTATCTTCTCTATTGAAGGCACACTTTAATTTACCTTGTTTATCGTACTTATCATAAAAGTCTAAATCAATAACAATAATATTATTTCTTTTACCACATGGAATACCTTTTGATTTTGGATCATCAAAGTTCATTAATTGTTCTATATTGTAATTTCTCCAAAAATGAGTATTTGGTTTTTTTTTAGACCATTCACTGGATGGTTCTTTCATATTTGGAATGAGATTGAATGTTTTGAAATATTTATCGCATACCATATTAGTATTGGAATTATTATTTTTTGAGCATTGAGATTTTGAAGATTTGAGGGATTTTGAAGAACTTGACATTTTTATTTATACTTAATAATATATAAAAATCAATTGAAATAACCGCGTTTGAGATTTTCTTAAAAAGGGAAAAAATAAAATTATTAATTATTTTCATAATGTATTTACGTAATGAAAATAAATAAACTTAAAAAAACAGATTTTTAAATCTGCGGAAAAATTAAAAACTGCGAGAAAATTAAACTTTTAATCAAAACTTAAAATAATATTATTTTCTTCTTTTTTTGGTTCTTCAATAATTATACCTCTGGACTTTAATAATTCAACTTTCTCTGGGTATTTATCTTTGAAAACATCGATTTTATTGATTCTTTTATAATATGCATACATGGATCTTGAATTAACAAAATCTTTATCTTTCTTATATTTTTCTTTATTTTTATCTATATTTTGATAATAATGATTTAACGCTCTATCTTTATTTTTTTTACACCATTCATCGTCACACTTTAATTTTTCATGGTAATTTTTGTTCTCGCGTTCCCTTTTCTTTTTGTACTGTGTCATCACTTTTTTTATTTGTTCGTGTGTGTAATTGTTTTCCATTATCTATACTTAAACATATATAAAAATCTTCTGACCCAGACGCATTATATTTTTCAAAATCTTCTTCATCCATATTATGTATTTCTGGGCAATAATCTTCACAACTCATTTATACTTAAACATATATAAAAAATCTTTAAAAAAACCGCAATTTTAATATAAACCTTTTTGGCAATAACAATTATATAATGGATGCCAAAATGGTTTAAAATAAAAAAAGAAAAAAGAATATAATATTTGTTTTTGCCGTTTTGGTTTATACCTCAACAGAAACATTCCCTCCTTTCAAAATCAGCGTCTTAACATGTCGTGTAAATATCTTCCATAAAAGATTAACAGACGGAGCATCTACATTCGCTGTACCCCCTTGATACTGACAATTAAGACGAGCAGTTTTACCACGACCATCAAATACTGCGTCTTGTCCAATCGCTAATACACGACCAACAATAAAGTTCTTTGCATATTCTTCAAATGAATTAACTGGAATATCAAAAGATAAAAGTGCTTTTTCTAATTCCACCATATAATTCGCGTCTATACCACCACGCTTATCACTAACTTTTTTAGTAGAAATAGGACGCGACGGATACATCTTACCATCGAGGAAGAAGGAATAATTTGTGAGACCATTAGAGCATCCTTCAAGTCCAGTACGGTTACTTCTCATCTCAACATCAATTGTAGATGAAGAACCAGAATCTTTCTGTTGTAGATAAGTTCCAATTGCCCCAGTATTTTCAGCACAAGTATATATTTTACTATCTGTTCCTACGCATAAAACAGATTTTGCCTTTGAATATTCAATATTTAGCGGTATGGTACTTTGTACATCACTTGAAAGAGTGGAGTGTGTCTGAACTCCAACAGATGGAATATCAAAACGGATAACACCACCAGAAGATAATTTATTCATCTGTCCTTGCACATAGTTACCATCTGCCGTAATCTCATGAACAATTAATTCAACATTTGAAACCTCCACAGATGGTGACCATGAGGTAGCATCTTCAAGAGACATTGAATATAAGAAATATTTTCCAGTCGCTGGGTCAATTTCAGTCGCACTCTGTACCCCAACACCACGACCAATAGTTACTTTTAATTTACCATCTGCTTCGGTTTCAATCTTATCAATTACAGCACCATAAGCATCTTTGCCCTCTGAAAGAACAATTTTTGTAAATGTTCCATCTAAATTATCTTTTGCGATGCCAATTTTTTCTCCCAAAACAAAAGGACAATTTTGAGTACAATTGATATTATTATGGGTTTCCAAGAAAATAATGGTTTGTTCTTTTCCATTTCCCGCTTCCCATTTAGTATCTTTCGCACCAGCACCATTAAACATAGGATTCAATCTTAAACGACGCGTTAGACATACGCCGTCAAGTTGTCTTAAAAGATTTCTAATTGGTGCCATTACGAGTTCAATATAGATACCATTTGTAAGAGCATTTGGGAATACCTTACTATTTTCAGCGAACATACCAGAATGGAGAGGGAGTGTTAATTTTGCTGGGATGAAATCACTATCACTCCAATCATTAAGACCATTAGTACTATCAATAGTCGCGGTTCTCGCGGTTGAAGAACCAGAATTAACTGTCTTGAAGAATGGAGAATAAAGAAAATTGTTACCAACTGATTTAGTGGTTCCAATTGTTCCTCTGTTCGCTGGTGTCCAAGTACCACACCCTTCATCTAACGCTCTCTTCCTCTGTTCAACTTCTGATTTAGAATAATCATACTTAACAGAAACATAAGATGGATATTCTGTATTCTCCTCCAATAATGTTTCGCGATTTCCAGCGTAAATACGTACAGAGGAAAATAAACTGGAACCTCCAATCTGGGGATCTAACATAAGACGAGTTGCAAACGATCCTTTGGTGTTATCAATATCCGATTTAATCTGTGCGTTAAATTGTAGGTATGTATCCTTACCAGAGAAATATTTAACCGAAGGAGGAATGTAAATACCTATTGTCTGGTCTTGTGAAAAGTTTAAACCATTTTCCGCACTGATGCGAATATCTGATTGATCAAGTGAAACCTTATTGTCTGCTGTGAAGAACTCTGCCATTTTTATTTATATAATATATTTAAAATATATCATGGATAAAATCTTAAAAAGGGAATAAACCATTTTGGCAAAAACAAATTATTATATTAAAATATAAACCATTTTGGCATAATATATAATATTGTTATTGCCAAAAAGGTTTAACCCCATGTGATCCATTTATTTAAATCTCGTTCTTCCTTTCTCTTGACATACTCTAATATTTCTTTAACATCATTTTTTAATTCCTTCACAATAAGTGATATTTCTTTAACATCCTTATCCAATTTTATTAAAGATTGTCTATTAGTTTCAGTCGCTATCCTCTTCTGTTTTAATTCTTCTAAATATCTTCCTTGACTTATATAACTCATTTGAAGTATGTATATATAAAAATATTATATATGTTATATTTAAAATGGAACAACCAAGCGAATATGTTGATACTGAAATAATTGAATGCAATAACTTATCATCAGTACAGAGATTGGGTGGAAATAAAAATAGTAATAGTGTATTCACTAATCGTCTTGGTAAAAATCTTAATTTAAAAAGAGGTGATAAAATTACATTACAACAATGTTTTATAAATGAGAGAGGATGTGGTGTTCCAAATGCTGTTGAATTAGAAGGTAATAATTTAAATACAAAAAAGACATATTATTATACAGACATTAAAAGTTATGGTTCTGTTTCATATGCCGATATGAATAAAATGGATCTTGCTGAATACCAGACCGCAACACTCACACCAAAAATAAAAGAATTAAAAGATAATGAATTAAATATTGAAATGAACTTTTATACCAATACAAATGGAGAGGGATATTATTTTTTACCAAGAAGGTTTGCCACTAATGGTGTAGCAAGATACACACTGAAATCTGGTGAAGCAGAAAATCAATTTTTAAGAAATCAAGTCAATAATACTCATGAATATTGGACTGGAAATGACACAA